CTTTCAGAAGAAGAATTTAAGGGACTTGAGAAAAATATCTTAGCCAATGGCTGTGAGCAGCCTATAAAACTTTGGCAGGGATACATTGTTGATGGGCACAATCGCCATCAGATTTGCACCAAGCATGGCCTACCATTCAAAACTGAAGAGCTTGTTCGTGATACCGAAAGTCAAGTCATTTTGTGGATCATTGATCACCAGCTGGATCGTAGAAACATCAGCCTATACTCTAGAGGGAGACTGATCAATAGGAAGAGAACGGAATACGCCAAAGAAGCCGAGAAAAGAATGCTAGCTGGAGTAGCGTTAGACCCTGCCCACAATTGTGGGCGGGGTTGTGAAGATCCCAGGGCAAGAAGAACAGATCACAAACTTGCTAAAGAGTCGGGTATTAGTCACAACACACTTTCCCGCATAGCAAAGATCGAAAAAGTTGCGACTTCCGAGCAAAAGAAAGCTCTCGAAAAGAACGAAATTTCTATTAACGAAGTTTTTACCAAAATTTCTCAAGAAGAGAAACGTAAAGTAGGGAAAGAAAAGCTTCAAAAAATGCAATTCCCCGAGGGTAAATACCGCATTATCTATGCCGATCCTCCATGGGACTATAAAACCGGAGATAACTCAAAAAATACCGCTGATCCAGAACTGCATTATCCAGTGATGCCACTTGAAGATATTTGCGGTATGCCCATCAAAGATCTTGCTGATGTCAACGCTGTCCTTTTTCTATGGACTACTTCTTATCATATTTTTCAGTCGCAAGCAGTCTTGGAGTCCTGGGGCTTTGCTTACAAGAGCATGTTTATCTGGGACAAAGTCAAACACAACATGGGACGCTATAATTCTTTGCGGCATGAAATTCTTCTTATCGCAACTAAGGGGTCTTGTACGCCAGACAATGTTGAACTTTTTGACTCAGTGCAATCTATTGAGAGAACAGCCCACTCAACAAAGCCTGAAGAATTCAGAAAGATCATTGAGACACTATACAAACACGGCAACAAATTAGAGTTATTTGCTCGCAAACAAACGGAGGGCTGGGAAGTCTATGGAAATCAAGTTGCATGAAAAAGAACACTATCAAAATTGCCTAGATCAGGGACTTATTTATCAAGACTTTGTCACTTGGGTGCTTATTAAACGTCGTGGATTGGTGCTCTCTAATTTTTCGAGTCGCCTTTATCAATTCAATATCGGAGAAAATTTCCAAGGCATTGAAATCAAAGGAGATTTTCCTTCTTCAAAGACGGGTAATTTGCTCATTGAAACAGAAGAAAGAACATCTTCTAAAAAATCATGGACACTATCAGGTATTTATCGAGGAGACAACACCAAGATCTATATCGTTGGGAACTATTCTTTTTTCTACCTTTTCGATGTCAAAGTCCTCAGAAGAGAACATGAAGAATTTTTGAAAATAGATGGGGACACGGAGACACACAAAGAATTCCAATCAAAAACAGGGAAGGGCTTTCTCTGGAAGATCGAGGATATTGAAAAACGAGAGATGTATATCGATAAAGTCAACTGCAATCAGTACACCATCCCCAATGAACCCGAGCCTAATCCAGAAGAAGAATTGAAGTGTGGATAGTCAAATCAAAAAAATTAACAAAAAAACAGAGGAATTTCCATGGGAAAAATAGTTGAATTTACCGGCGAGTGGCACGGACAAGAGCCACCAAAAGCTCAAGAAATAAAAATTAGACCAGAATTTCGGGATCTGATTCCGCCCCTGGAAGAAGAGGAAAGAATTGGCTTAGAGAAGAATCTTTTAAAGAATGGCTGCGAAGAGCCTATCAAACTTTGGAATGGGTGGATAGTCGATGGCCATAATAGATATGAGATTTGCACGAAACACAATATTCCGTTTCGAACAGAACAAAAGCATTTTAAAGATGACGACGAAGCAAAAGTCTGGATGATTGATCTTCATCTTGATCGTAGAAATCTTACAGCTTATGCCAGGGGAGACTTGATTGATGAGCGTCAGGATATTCTTTTCAAAAGACGCCATGGAAATAGATATACAAAAGTCGAAGACGATGAAAGTAGAACGGTCAGAAATCTGACCGATGTAGAAAAAGATAGAGAAAAACCAACTAGAAAAGCTGCTGAAGCCGTTGGAATAAGTCATGACACCTATAACAAAATCAAATATCTCAAACAAAATGCCTCAGAAGAAGACAAGCAAAGGCTCAAGACTGGAGATCTCTCCATTAATAAAGCCTACGTAGACCTAAGAGCCCTTGAAAAAGATGTAGACCCTAAATACATAGGCTTTCCCCAAGAAGAGACTTATGGTGTTTTTTACTGTGATCCTTATGTTCGAGATCTCAGCTCCCTTTCAGAATGGGATCATAAGCAATTCATTACAGAGCCAGAGAAACTCCCAGTCTCAATCTCAAGAGATACGACGTCAGCGCTGTTTTTATGGAGTCCTGCACACCTCTTAGAAAACTCTCTCAAGCTTATGAAGACCTGGGGCTTTGAATATGAAGATATGCTCATTTGGAATCTCAAGGAGCCCATAGAAAGCCATCAAGTCTTGAACAAACACATTTTTATTATTATTGGCACAGCTGGTGGTTGCGTTCCCATATCTGGATACAAGCCGATCACTATTCTTGAAGATAATGGCCAAGGCTCAAGACATGACCAAGTCCGGGAGATCATCGAAAAGATGTACCCCGATAAGAAGAAACTAGAATTACTTTCTCATGAAAAAAAAGAAGGATGGGATTTGTACACAGGAGATGGAGCTCTAGAGGCTTTATCTTAATCATTTTACTTAAATTTAAACAAAAGGAGGTCACCCCCATGACCAAATTAGGAAGCAAAGCCGAAAGGCAAGCTAAACTACAAAAAAAGTGCGATAAAAAAGTTGTAGCACTCAATGAGCACAAGCATTTTCGTGCTAAAGTCCATAGCAAGAAAATTGCATGGAATGAATTTCCTAAGACAGTGGTCACATCCATTGATGCGGGTATCGATAATGCTATTCGCAATTGGGCGTATCATACAGGAAGGCCTAATTCCAATATTATGAAGCTCTTTTTTGAGGAATTTGGAAAAGAGACGTTAGAGGAATTAGCGGATTATCCTCAAAGAAAACCAAGTGCTGATTGGCGTGCTTATCGTTGGTATCTTCATACCAAGCTTCTACCAAAAAGAGGAAAGAGAGGCAAGAAAAGACCGCCTAAAAAACTAGTAGAACTGGATAAAATAATCAAAGAAGAATTCAACAAAGTCTATAGATTTAATAGTCCTTTTGTTGATTCTTCTATTTGGCCAGAGGAGATGATTGCATAATGACTCCCACTGCGCCACCACCACCTCCCCCACATTCTTTAGAGACTGAGCAACAAGCGTTAGCTTGCATGCTCAGCTCTGTAGAAAATGTCAAACAGGGTCTATCGATTCTGACTAAAGAACATTTTCATTTGATCCAACATCAGGATATTTTTGAAAGCATGGAACACCTAGATTCCAAGAAGAAAGAGATCTCTGTTGTTAGTATCTATGATCATTTAAAGGCTCGAAATCGAGAAAGTATTACAACACTTTCTTACATCATGAGCATTGCCAATATGGGTGTGGTAACGGTTTCTTTAGAGGGGTGTCATGAGATTTTGCAAGAAAAAAAACTTGCTAGGGCTTTGGTAGCAGCGGCGCAGAAACATATAAAGATGGCCCAACATGACGATGTCCAAGAAATTTTAGATACAATTCGCTTGGACTATGACCAGATAGAAAAGTCAGGAATAGGAGAAGCTGGCAAACCACTATCTGAGCTGTTGGGTCTTCCTTTTATGAGGCAGTTAAAAGAAAGGATGCAGCAAAAACAGTGCGGCATTTTAAGTTCCGGAGTTCCTACAGGTTTTAGGTATTTTGACGAGAAAGTTGGGGGGCTTACCCCGTCACATTTGATTATTGGTGCAGGGCGCCCAGGAATGGGAAAAACTGCCTTTGCTCTCAATATCATGGAAAACATCGTCGTCGATTTCAAAAGGCCTGTAGGATTTTTCTCACTAGAAATGTCTTACACTGAAGTGATTGACCGTCTTATTGGATGTCAGGTCAATATTCCCCTTAAAAAGATACGAATTGGAGATCTTACCCATAGTGAAAGCCATGCTATCGAAGACAAAGTCGAAGAGCTCGAAAAAGTTCCACTTATTATTGATGACTCTCCTTATCAAACGATGGCGACTTTAAGCTCCAAAGCTATTCGTATGAAAACGAAGCACAATATAGAGGCGCTTTTTATTGATTATTTGCAGCTCATTCAAGGGAATCGCAAAGGCTCTGAGAATCGCTATATGGAAATCACTGAGATTTCTCGCAAGCTAAAATGTCTAGCCAAGTATCTAAATATCCCCATTATCTGCTTATCGCAGCTTTCTAGGTCTGTTGAGCAAAGAAATGATAAAACACCCCAACTTTTTGATTTAAGAGATTCTGGGGCCATTGAGCAAGATGCAGATATCGTCTTTTTCCTTTATCGCAAGGAGTATTACAACCCCTATGAGCAAGGATCAAAAATCATCATCGCAAAAAATCGTCACGGAAGCATGGGAACTGTCGATGTGACTTTTGACAAGCAAATTTGTCAATTCAAGGAAACGTTTCAAAAGGAGGCTATATGAGCTATGAAGAAACTCAACTAAACGAAGAAAAATCTCTTGAGGGCAGTGTAAAAACCATTGCTGATCATCTTCAACTAATAGAAAAGAGTGTCAAATATATTTCTGGCTACCTGAAATTTGATCTCAAAAAAGATCTCGCGACGAGTATAGAGCCTATTTACAAGGGTCTTAGCGCGATTAATGGAGAGATCAAATACTTAGGCACTGTCATTGAAAGAGCAGCAAAAGCAATAGGAGGCTCTCATGAGTAGTGAAGTCAAGGAAATCCCTAATGAAACATTATATCCCAAAAGGGAGAGCAAAGACCTAGAAAAACTCTTGGCAGCTCTAACAAAAGCTCAAGGTTCTTTTAAAGTAGCCAAGAAAGACAGCAACAATCCTTTTTTCAAAAATGTCTATGCCGATCTTGTCTCTGTTATCAAAGCCTCCAGAGAAGCTCTTTGCGCTAATGGTCTCAGCGTTCTTCAGCGCTTAGATCTGGAAGAAGGAAGATTACTTCTGTTAACGAGGCTTTGTCACAGTTCTGGTCAATGGATAGAGTCTGCTATTACTGTGAATCCAGCTAATAACAACATTCAAACGCTAGGAAGTTATATCACCTACCTTAGGAGATATACCTATGCCGCGCTTGTTGGGGTGGTGGCTTCAGATGAAGATGACGATGGCGAACAGGCCTCTCAAGAAGAAAGAAAGAAAACAGGAGTGGAGGCGATCCGTGAATTGGAGAGATCTAAAGGTTAAGAAGGATTTTCGTCCTTCTAATATGGAGAGAATGCTTAACTGCAATCTTTCGCTTCTCCTTCCTAAAATAGAGCGCTCTAAGGAGCAAGAAGCCTATCTTGAGGAAAGGACTCAAGATCATGCGCGTCTTTTCAAGGGAGAGTTCAAAGAAAGTGAAGTCAAATGCAAGGCTTTTTATGACAAAGTCCTACTCGATTGTTCTTCACTTGTCTTTAGGGAAAAAACAGTCACGGCGCAAATTAGGGAGTCTCTTTTTCAAGGGACTCCTGATCTCTTTGGCTATGACGAAGTCTTGCAGACTCTATATGTCGTCGATTACAAGACAGGCTTTAAGCATGTAAACGCTTTTAACAATGCCCAGCTTTTGAGCTATGCAGCGCTCATTGTTTTAAGTCACACTGCTTGGGACATCCAAAATTTCGTTTTAGCGATTTTGAATACCCAATCAGATCATTTGTCTTTTTATTATCCCTTGAAAGAGACCGTGAAAAATCATATCTCAAAAATTGAGAAAAGTTTTCAGTTCACCTATGAGCAAAACACTTTTTTCGCCATCAAAGGAGAGTGGTGTCAGTTTTGCCCGTCTAAGGAATACTGCCCGCTTCATAGGAAGATAACAGATATCAAGGACTATCTAGACCAAGATACAGACGAATTGATCTATGCCAAAGAAAAACGGCACAAAGAAATAGTAGCTCGCATAAGAGAACTCAAAACAGTTCCAGGAGGCTCAAAAGTGTTTGATTATGATTTGATCACTAAAAAGCGTTTTAAGTATCGCAAAGATGCACCAGCTGATCTAGTAGCTCTTAAAAGGCTAACGCCCAGCGAGGCAAAAAAGAAGTTAGATGAGATCAATTTTGATAAATATTTTGAGGAAGAAGAAATCACGGACTTCTCAATAGGAAACAGAAAGGAGACAGCATGAGCAAAGCTCTTGATCGCCTAAAAAGATCTAGCACTAATCTCAATATGAGGATTAGCAAGCCTACTTTTCACCCTGAAAAATTCCGTGAGGCTATTTTGTTTGTTCTCGATAAGACTGGAGGGCTTGAAGCGGGAAGGCTAGAGAGGATTCTTTACTTCATAGATTTTGATTATTATGAGGTTGTCGAAGAACATCTTATGGGAGCCACATATCGAAAAGAAGTGAC